GGCTCGAATGTACGCGGTGCAAAGTCAGACTCAACAGGGTCAAAGTCAATAATAGGCATAGTGCAGTTCTCCTTGGTTAATTGATGGCAGAGGCAAAGTCATCCCAAGACAACGGGATGGATTCAGGCATGGAATATCTGTTCTTAGCCATGTATGCGGGCTTCTCACTGGTGAACAGCAGACGCTCGCCAGTGCTGATGCCGCGATTGTTGGTCTGATTAAAACCAACATCGTCTTTCTTAACGACAGTCTTGTAGTTGCAGAACAGCACGGCATCAGCCCATTCGCGGACAACCGCATTAGCCTTGTCCTGCAACTTGGGCATGTACCTGTCATATGGCTCGACTTCAGGGCTATCGAACCGGCGTATCTGGCAATGGGCGATCAGGATCACGATCATGCTCTTGTCGTTACGCAAAGCGTTCAGGCCGTCCAGGATCTCCCGCATACGTCCAACGGCGTACACAGCCGCGCGGCCATAGGCCAAGTCCTTAGCGTCATACTTAGTCTCAATTTCCTTGGCAATCATGGCCTCAAGCCAATCCATCGAGTCGAGGACCACAGTGCGAAACTCATGCTTACTGGAATACAGCGTAGCAATAGCTTCCATCACATCATCAGATGACTTGGCAAGCGGGAAGCTATCGACTTTCAGCGAGCCAAGGCCGTCTTCCGTGCAGATAAATATGGGATTTGGTGCAGATGCACCAAACATACTTTTGCCAATACCTTCAACGCCATACAGCAAAACACGCGGGCTAGAGATAGCCTCGTTCTTACGAATGGACTTCAAGTCAAACGCCATAGATCAGTTCCCTTCCAAATCAGTTCGGAAGCTGTTGTAGAGTAGGCCACAACTATAAATCAATATGTGTTTTAGTTATTTTTTGGCCTTGTCATCCCTTGCGAAGCACTTCATGGTCCGCGCCGTCCCAAAAGGGTTTTAAAATGGCAACCATCAAGGGTCGGTGCGAACCGGCCTTCACAATCTGTACAATGCTGGGCGGGGTCACGAAGACAGCCAAGCTAGTTGGCCTTACACAATCAGGCGTTTCTCTGTGGCTAGTCGAGCGCGGCACAGGCGGGCGCGTCCCGCAGAAATACTGGCCGAAGATGCTGAAGTACGCAGCAAAGCACAAAATCAAAATCACAATCAAAATGCTTTCCGGCATCTAAAACGAGGCTTCAATGCTGCGTAATTCTGAGTTCCTAGCTGCCGCATACGGCAAGCTGAGAGCGGACTACGACTATGGTTGGACTACGGCGTTTGCGTCCGACCCCAATAAAGCGCAGCCCGGTGTTTGGAGCGGCAACCCATATGGGGGGACCGACAATGAAAAGGCTGTTCTCGATCAACGTCAAGAAGATAATACATATTTCTGCGTATCTGTGCTGTACAGCCGGGATGGCATCAAACGCAGAACCAATGAAACATTTGGACGCCTGGCCGTCCTCATAGCTGACGATGCAGACCCGGACGCCATTCTGGGCAAGGTGTCATACAAGCTCCAGACCAGCCCCAACAGCGTCCAGATCGGTATGCTGCTGGACCCAGAAGACAAAGATACCCAGAACCTACCCTTAATTAAGGCCGTCTTACAGAAGATGGCAGATGACAAGCTAATCTCTGCCGACAATAACGGAAACAACCCAGTCCGCTATGCGCGGCTACCCGTGGGGTCAAACACTAAGGCTAGACCAGACGGCATCTTCACCACCAAGATGTTGAAGTGTGATTTTAAGGATGTCTACAGCCTGGCTGACGCAGCCGCAGTATTCGGGATCAAGCTAGAAGACATCCGGACCAATCTTGGCAAAGCCAAAGCCCAAGAAGACATCAAGGCCGGTACAGGTGACGCTTCCCAGCTTTACAAGGACATCATAAACCCCGATCTGTCTCAGCGGTCATACCATGACGCGCTGCTGAAGATTAGCAGTTCCATGGTGGCCTCTGGGATGCACCGTGGGGCTGTAGTCAACCATCTGCGGTCAATCATGGTCGCGTCCAAGCCCGCCGTTCCTGGGCCTGATCTGGACCGCTGGATGGTCAGGACGGGGCCTGATCTGATCCGCATGGTAGAGACTGCCGGCAAGTTTGCCCCAGAGGACAAGCCAGCGCCCAACCCGTTCCCCAAGCTGGTCATGTCAATGGAGCAGCTAAAGGAACGCACAGCCAACGTGGACTGGGTGGTCAATGGGGTCATTCCACAGGACGCGATGATGTGCCTGTTCGGGGCCAGCCAGACGTTTAAGTCGTTCGTTGCCCTATCGGCTGCGCTGCATATTTGCTCTGGCCTAGAGTGGATGGGGCTGCGGACCAAGCAAGGCCCGGTGGTCTATGTGGCAGCGGAAGGCGGGGGTGGTATCTACCGCCGCGCCGCTGCATGGGCAAAGACCCATTTAGACCAAGAGTTTGCGCCAGGCTTTAACATCTGCATCACGCCATTAAACCTGACAATTCAGGAAGAGATGACCAGCTTACGCATGGACATAGCCGAAATGCCTGTCCCGCCATGCCTGATCGTTTTGGACACCATGTCGCAATTGTTCGGGGGCGGAGATGAGAACGATGCGACCCAGATCAGCGAGTTCTTCCGCGCCGTCAACCAGCACTTACGAGCGCCGTTTAACTGTACTGTGATGATTATACACCACACAGGCTACAACGTGGACGCAGCCAATCGGCCACGCGGGTCGTCAGCCATCGCAGCCAACTTAGACACCCTGCTTTCAGTCCAACGCTCAGACCCAGAAGTCCTGGCTTGCAAGATGACTGTGGCAAAGATGAAGGACGGTGAACGCCCAGAGCAGCCATATTACTTTGACATGGAAAGCGTTGACCTTGGCGTAAACCAGCACGGCGAACGCCAAAGCAGCCTGGTCGCCAAGTTTAGCGACAAAGCCCGCGAAGCTGCCGAAAACCTGAAGTCAGGCAAGTACTCCAGCATGGTCTTGCGGATGCTGGACTCAGGCGAGCCAGTCACAACACATGAGATGCGGACAGAAGCCAAGCCGCTAGGCGGCGACAACCCGGACAACGTGCGCCGCGCCATCAACAGAGTGCTGATGAAGCTGAAAGCGGCCAAAAAGATATACGAGAAGTCGCCCGATGTGTGGGTGATAGAGAGATAAGCTATCCCCCCGGCGGGCCGCCAAGTCTACCAGGGAGATAACCGCGTCTGCTGTGGGTGAGGCAGCAGATGCTTAATCGTTCGTTTCCAATTCAATCCATAAACCACCGTAGCCACACAGGTCCATCATTGAGTCCAAATGACCCGGTGAATGGCGCAGCCGAGACAACTTAACGTCAATCATCAGCAAACACACAAGCTGCGGCGTCACAGTCATGCCCAAAGTACGGCTCATCCGGGCAGCCGTGTCAGCCAAGTTTAGCCTGGCGCTGCCGTATGAATCGCCGCGATCCCGCAGGATGGCTGCAACCTGGGCCAATGCGTCTTGTGCCTTCATTTGACCTTCCTCAAATTGACCGGCTGCTCTACGCCTTCGCTGAATCTAAATGGCCAGCCATTGCTTGACGCACGGGCAGCCTGGCCGCGCTGCGTCCAAATCATGTCAACGTACTCTGATGATGACCGGCCTTCCGCAAGTTCAGCCAAAATCCTGCGAGCGTCTTTGTCGTGATATGGCATGGCTTCCTCCTATATGAACAGCAATATGAGACCAACAACGCCCGCCCAAAATGCGGCTGTCATCGCGGCAATGTATAAGCATCCGTTACGATCCATTGTCGGGCCTTTCGGGCTTGGTCTGCGGGCGGGGACGGCAGCGGGTGCAGTCGTAATGAAGCCTGTTTTTGCTATCAAACCGGGCCGTGGCAAGCTTGGCATGACGAACGCCGCACCGGCAAACGAACGCGAAATGGATGGGCTTTAGCTTTTCCATTATTCGCCTTTCCATTTCTTCCAAGCGTCTGCCAGGTCCCACGCGAATTTCTGCTGTGCGTTGTAAACAGACCTGTCACGCACTGATGCAGCGTGGTGGATAGCGTCAATGTACGCGACAAGCATAGGGTCTGCTGGGGCCGGATCAACTGAGCGCGGGGTTAGCTCCTCAAACGGAATTTCAAGGTCTGGGGCTCTGCGGGAAATGCCAGAATCGCTCCGAACCTTGCGGCGTTTAACCGGCTTTTTGCGCTTCGCCATCACAGCCGCCCCGTCTTTTCTGGCGAGCTAACCCATTCAATGTGATTTTCATCATACTGAGCCTCTAGCCTGGCCTCTTCCACGCATTCATCGACCAGCGCGTTGATCTGGGTCCATTTGCCGTCTTCAGCGCGGTAAAAGTCAGCACCAGTGACATCGTAATCGCGGATAAAGTCCGTCAGGTCGTGTAAGTTGTTGAAACGATTGCAAACTTGACCGTCCGGCAGGCAGACGAAATACCAGGTCATGTCAGTTCTCCACAAATGCTGAAACGAGGAACATGAGCAGCGTGATCGAGCCTAACAGCGTGGACAGAGCCAGTACGCCGCAAACGTAGCGGGCAAGGCTGCGGATGCGGCTGGGGCGATATGGCTTGGGGATGTAACAGGTCATGGCGGTCCTTATTGGTTGGTTTCGGAAAGCAGTTTCTTAGCTGCCTTGAGGTAGCGGTTACGACCAGCCGCGCCGCACATTGCCCAGCAGCGGGTGGCGTATGTCACCCAGTCCTCAGAGCCGCCGCCCTGCCAGTGGGGCAGATCAACGCGGAAGGTCGCCAGCTTGGCGCGGGTGGCTTCATCGCCCATCAGTGCATCCCAAGCGGTCTGGACGCGCACATCAGCCCGCTGGCGAGCGGCCCGCATCTTGGCGCGGTATTCCGGCGACTTCTTATAGGCGCGGATAAGGCCCGCATCGCCAGTCTTTTCAATGCAATCGCAGCCGACCACAAAGCGGTCCTTGTCGCCCGAAACGACCTCGTAGCAGTTCATGATGCCAGCGCCGCAATAAGCGCAGACCGCACCGGGAAGGTTAGGCATACGAGGGTCGGCCTTTGGGGCAATCTTTTCATAGCAGCCCACGAACTTGAACGGGGCAATGCCAAGGCCCGCAACCTCAAAGGCGTGGCGTCCGATCTTGGTGGTGTCATCGCTGCGGATCATGGATGGCGGTCCTTTCAGGGGTGGAATTAGTAAATAACGCGCCCGATCAGGGCGTTGATGTCCCGACCGGCCATTTCGGCGCGGCCACCAGCGGCATTCTTGGCTGCGTAGATCATGGCTTCCCAGTAGCCGGGGGCGTTCTCGTCCATCTCCACGTTCTCGTGATCAATGCTTTCGTCGACTAAATACAGGCCAGTGGCCCATTCGGCGGCGGCTAGTTCGGCATGCAGGGCGCGGTAGGCTGTTTCAGTGGTCATGGATGGCGGTCCTTTCGGCGCACCGGGATTGGTGCCGCATGAGTAAAACTCATGATATCGGGGGATGCAATAGGGGGGATGAAGATATTTTTGACGGCTGGGGAGAGCGCAAAGGCGCGAATGACCGGACATCTGCGATTATCATGACTTTCTGCCGGCAACAAAACCTAAAAGCCCAATGATTTCAATGGATTACGCTGATTACTATAGCTTATGTTGCAATGCAGCGGTCATTTGGGTCCAAAACCGGACATTTGCAGAGAGAACCGATGACAATACGTGGATGTCCTAAAACCGGGCTAAATGACCGTTTTGACCGCCTAAATACTACCATGATGTCCGGGTGGACACGCTCACGCATCCCGTCAGGACACGCACACCGTACCTATAGGTACGGTGTCTTGTCCGGATGTCCGGTCCTGAATGTACGTCTTGCCCAGGCTGACAGGCGCTGGCATCCAGCTTACATCGCTGCCCTCGCGGCTGGCGTTACCCTGCCCCCTATGCCCCGACCAATAGGGGGTAATGCACCCATTGGTTGCATTTGCCACAATTGGTGCGCTGTTTCTCGTATGCATTTCATTGTATTCATTGGGTTATTTCGCATGTCTGCGTATAATGCCCATTATGGGAAATCAATGGTGCGTTGCAGCATGATAGCTAACCCATTGATATCGCTTAGCTGCCTCCACCACCTGACTTTGACTCTGACTCTCAAAAAAATCTTCGACGGGGTGGGTCGAGTATTTTTATCAACCCCCCGTACAAATGGGCCAACCCTACCATATTATGACTTTTTCTCATGCCCCGCCCCATATATTGACTGCAATCTGCATAAAGCGTAAATTCTTGCTGTATTTGCACAGATTTGGCTCAATATGCCTTTAGCGCCGCGCAAACAGCGCCGTTTTCATGGTTGCGGTGGCTAAGGACCACATTTTGCTAAGAAATAAGGACATCTAATGGCCGCGCCTCCTCCGAAGCACACTCAGTTCAAGAAGGGCAACCCTGGTCGCCCGAAGGGTCAGCAGAACAAGGCAACTTTGGCCGCCCGCGAGGCGATTGCTCGTTTTGTTGACGGAAATGCTGACCGTCTTCAGGAATGGCTGGATGAAGTTCATGACCGTGACGGCCCGCTGGCGGCGATCAAGTGCTTTTCCGACTTGATTGAGTACCATGTGCCCAAGCTGGCCCGGACTGAACTTACGGGCAAGGATGACGGCCCTGTTGAATTGGTTGTGAAGTGGCTCGACGCTAAGAAGTAAGTTTGGATGGCTGTTAAGCAGATCAGCATTGGCTACGAACCGCGTTCTGCGTTCATGCCTTTCCATGACCGCGCGCAGCGGTGGGCTTGCCTAGTTGCGCATCGCCGGGCTGGCAAGACGGTTGCGGCAATCAACGACATCATACGGGCGGCTGTCATGTGCAAGACGGCCAACCCACAGTTCGCGTACATTGCACCGTTCCGCAGCCAGGCTAAGAGCGTGGCGTGGGATTATTTGAAGCGGTTTAGTTTGCCTATTGCTCAATCTTCTAACGAAGCGGAGTTGCAAATTGATCTTGTTACGGGTGCTAGGATACGTCTTTTCGGCGCTGACAATGCTGATGCTATGCGTGGGCTGGGTTTTGATGGCATCTTTATGGATGAGTATGGCGAT